AGGAGTACAGTTCGTTGGAAAATACGCAGAGATTTGTGAAGGGATAAAAGTAACAGTACCACCTAATCAGGTGATTCCTCACACTCATTCTTTGACTTCCGAGAAGTAAGTTTCTTTATTAAATTCTTTACTATAGGTTTTACTAAATTTAAAATAATAGGAGTAGTCGCAGCCACACTAGCGATAACAGCAGTAGAGACAATAGTGCTAGGTTGTGGGATATATTGGTCGATAAAAGGTACTTTTTCCCAGACCGCATTGCACGAACCATCTGATATGTCTCGCTCCCATTTTACCAGCCTTTCAAGCCGAAGCTCATTTTTGAAATCTCCTTCTCTAAATGGTGCATTTTTAGGAGGACAAGGTTTGTATTCTTCTTCTCTTTTTTCATCTTTTGGTATTTCTGCTTTAGGTGGTTGTCCTTCTTGTAATTTTTTAGGTTCTGAAATAGGTGCTTGTTGTTCTGTAATAATTAAATTTTGTGCATCGTAAATTAAAGGAGTAAAACTAGGATAAGGGCAATTTGTTACTACACC